CGCTTGCTGGCTTATTGTATCAATTGGAATGCCTACAAAGCCGATCGCGTCCAAATAACCAGACAAAGCGCTCAATTCTAAAGCCGTCAAGGGCGCTATTCCCCCACTCCCGTCGTCTTTTGCTGCTTTTACCAATACCCGCCCGTTTGACTGCTCAATTACAGCCGCTCGGGTTACTATTCTTAAGGTTTCATCAATGGTTGAGTAAGTCGCTTTACCGTCAATTACCGTAATTACTTGCGGGTTTGTTTGGTCGTACTGAAACTCTAAAACCCTTTTTTGTAACCAATCCGCAGTGCCTGGAACCGCTTCTCTTGCTATTTGCTCAAGCTCTGCCCTAAACACGTCGTTAATTTGCTCCTCTGTCTCTAATGCTGAGGCTGTTAAGCTGGTCCATAACCTCCAAATAGCCACAGCGGAGGGACTTGTCAAAGAGGTCAAATTTGGATCTGCCTGCACCGCTGCTATGATCTCATTTTGTATATCGGTTACACTTCTTGCCATTTAATTGTCGTTTACGTCCCTTGCGGTCCTAATGTCGTCGTCTGTTAACGGGTTAATTATTACCTCTCCCGTGAGGTCTAGATCTAAAGTTACCGCCGTTCCTTGGTCTACATAAGTCGAGGAGTCGTTAATAGTCACGCTGTAATCTTGTATAAAATTGTAGTAATTCCGGCGCGACTCGTCAGGCTCCTCATAAATACGAGTAAAACCAGAGAAACCAACCCCCGAAAACCCTTGAAATTTAGAATGAACTAACTGTTTTAAATCAAAAATCTCTAAAACTGTCTTGTTAATCGAAAGCCTAGACTTTGTTAACTTGTCACAAATATAAAACCTCACTACAAGGTCCTGATTTTTTTGAACTCCCGCCGTATAATTTGTGTAATTTGCCCCTTCTGGAAATGAAACAAACAAAGCAGGAAACGCGAAGGAATCAATTACCCCCTCATCTTGCTTATCAAATTGATCGTTATAAAGGTCCACGTTTTTAAATTGTGGCAGCTCTGCGGCTATTTTATCTAAAATTCCCTGAACCAATACCCTCTGCATGCTGTAAATTTAAAGAATTTTTTTTACCTCTCTTTTTATTATCCTACTTATTTTTTTATTGAGCACTCGACTTTCCCCCATGAATTTTCTTTGTGGCATTTTAAAGCCTTTGCCCCTTCCAGACATTAATCCGAAATTGTGTACGCTGGCATACTTCGGAGCTACCGAGCCAGCTATTCCAATTATCGCCCTCTTTGTGTTTAAATGGCTCCGCCTTATCATTTTTTTTAATTTTCCGGACTTTATTAAAATACCCCTCCCCGGATCATTTGCCACTAACTTTCCTTTTACTTTTATTTTTTTACGTTTCTTCCATTTTCCTAGAGAGCCTACAAATTTTTGAGCTTTAAAATTATCTTTAAAATGATTTACAGCCTCATTAGCAGACAAAGCAAGTATATTAGTTTTACCTTTTGCTTTCATCTTTGATAAAGATTTTTGGAGCTGTGGTGATAGTTTCCTTCCCATTACTCCGGCGGATCTGGTAAATTAAAATTATTTTTCATTAAATCCTCAAACTGTGGCCCTACTTGAAAATATGGGTGTTCAGGACTAAACAAAACTTTTTGCTTTCCTGGGTTAAATCTCATGCTCTCGGGAATGTCGTCTGGCTCTGGAATCTCGTCGTCTGGAGTTGGGACCGCTTCGCTTTCCTGTAATAGTTCACACCTACAGTTCCATCCATTCGGCGGCGCGTGAACATTCCAAAAAGGATCATCCACAGGCTTAATAATTCCATCCAGTTTCTTATGAGACGCCCGCACCCTCTCATCACCTGCGGTATCATACCTCAACATTGGAAAGACTTCTTTCTCACTCTCAAACTCTTGCCACTTGCTAGCCGCCTCCGCTGTGTTGTGCGCTTGAGTCATTTCAGTACGTAGCCAAGTTTTATTAAATTGGTCAAAAGTCACCTCTGCTTTTTTCTTAAAGTCTGCAAAGCTTCTAAACTCTCCATTTTCGTCGATTAAGAAGTCGGACATAGTTTTTACCTCTTGGAAGGTTTTCGCACCTGAAAAAACATAAGCATTGTTTCTCATAGCCCTAATAAAATTAGGGTCCGCAATAGTTGGGAGCACCTGAGACTCTGCCACGCCCTCAAGCATTGACTTGACTAGCTTGTCCGCAGTTTTTAAATATAAACTCTCTGGTAATTTGCTTAAAGTGTAAACGCCCGCATGTACTCCCGTTAAAATCTCATTAATAAAGGTTTGGGACCATGTAGGTTCTGGCGTGTCGCTTAAGTCTATGGTATTACATACTTCGTGCTCGCAGCTTTCACCCCTTGTGAAAATTTCGTAGTTCTCGAACGAAAAGAGTTTTTTTTTTAATTGGTTGTTAACCTCTTCCGCTTGTGCTTCCGTTTCTTCAACCTCATCAATAGGGGTGCCGTAAGTTTCTGTAAAATATTCTTTTGGGACATTATACCCATTTTTTACAAGTTCAATGTCCATTTTAAACTGCTCCGCTTTTGGCGTGTTTTCCGAGTCGTCAAAAACCCACTTTCCTTGAATATTAAACCCTTGGTAAGAATTTAAAAAGGGTATTAACTGCTTATTAACTACCTCAGCTAAAAATAAAGCGTCCTCCTTTTCAATTGATCCGGTAGTTCTTTCGTGGACTTCGCTTTGTGATCTACTAGAGCCGTCGTCCATGGTCATTGTAGACCCTAAAACAAGCTTACTAATTTCGCTATTCGCTCGCTCGATTAACTCATTAAAAACTTGGTAACTGTCCGTTTGACTGTCTTTAATATACTCAAGCTCATCATCTGTGTGAAACACCCCAAAAGCATTACGCCCCATGTTTTCGAGCATGTCGTACATGTTATCCCTCAAGGCTTCATCTCGTACATTAGTTTTCCCAAACCTAAAAGGAGAGCCGAAAAGCTCAGTGAACTCACTCCACGAACCAAAAGCAGTATTTTTGTAAATAACCAAAGGCGCCGCTTTCATTAAAAGGCCAATGTCTTTAGGTTTCCCCACTCCAATTAACCAATTTTTATACTGTCCAGTAGTAAAGGGTATTAATTCCGTCGTACTCTGCGGGCTTTTCCTTACTGCGTACTTTTGAGGATAGACATATTCTCGAGGCACTACCTCCACACATGCAAAGCCGTTTTCTGTTCTGTCTCCGAACTGGATCAGGCTATAGCCGTAAAATTTAGACTCCAAAGCAAGCCGCATGAAGTCTCGAAACCATTGGGATTCAAAAATCTCTGTCTCGTCGGTTTCTTCTTTGTTTTCGTCTACTATTTTATACTCTTTACTCGTTGTTTTTGTTATCCTTGTTTCAATTGCCGCGCTTAAATGTGAGTCAATTACGATGTCATTATAAACACTTATAATCGTGTCAGTAGTGCTATTATAAGAGTCCTCAAAAGAATCTACGCCGATTTTCCAGGTGCTTATCTCCTTGTTAAATCTGTAAAGCTGCTGCTTGATAGTCTTTTTTGCTATCTCCCTTGACTTACGCGTGACTTTATCAGTTTGCTGATTTTGATTCCTGAAAATGTCTAAAATCCCCATGTTAATAAGTTTGATTGCCTTTTTTCTTCTCTGAGCCCCATCGAATTGGGTAGCCTTGTTCGTTCGCCTCGTCGTTCGTGGCTAGTGTCACACTCAAATTCCCATTATAAACATCATCGAGCCACTTTTCCGCGTCCTCTCTTGCCTCGGTCCTGCCCTCTGGTAGAATATCAGTGTAAAGCCTTTGAAACAAGTAAAAAATACTAAGGTTAATGCAGTGCTTTAATAACGACCTTTGACGGTTGGCGCCCGTCTTTGCAAACTCTGTGGCCATGTCATAACGAGGGCTTATTTTTTCAGTGATCCGCTCCTCTGCGTCTGCTATGGCTTCATTCACATAACCATTGTTGTTGTCTGTCAATTGGTCAATTGTTGACTCATCAATATAAGTCAATAAATCGGATTTCACTAAAAAAGCCATTTAAAAGGATCGTTTTGTTTTTCTTTTACCAAAGATAACTTTTTTTATCGTTCCTCCGCCAATAAAATTGTCAAATTCAGCCGCGAAAGCCTCGCAATAAAAATAATCATTAGCATCGGAGCAATTATGCACTAAGATGTCGTTAGCAAAAAATTCATGCTTCCCCATCACTGTTATGTCGTAAACGTCCGCGGTATACTCTGGCGTTAAATCTGTTTTTACATTTGATGCTACAAAACTTAACTCGTTTAAATTAAATATACAAAAAATATTCGTTCCCGTCAAGCCGTCGACCTCTTTAAAACCTTTGTTTTTTGTGTATATCCTGTGATCAGGAGTGCAAGTGATTTTTTTTCCATCTATTAAATAAGTCTTTACTCTTGCCGCTTTCCTTGTTAATCCAGACTTTAAAACAGGTTTTAAACCCTCTCTAGTATAAACCAAATCACCAGGTTTAATTTTTTCTATAGACTTAAGCCCTTTGCTAGTTCTCACTTTTGTTCCTTTTACAAAACAATGCCCATACTTTTCAAAACGGACCTTGCTAGCCTTGTCCGTGGTCTTTTCTTTGAACTTTAACCCGTCCGCCGCTTCTTTTAAATACAAATAATCTGCTATCGAATTATTACAATTTTCAGAGATAGATATTTTAGCTCCTTTTACATTCCCCGCAAATATTTGATTAATAAACTCACCCCGGCTTTTTACTCCTGGGTTACGACTTGGCAGCCTCTCCACTGGATTAAATTTGCTGAGGTAATTAGCAACCATAGTAAAAAAGTTTTCCCCCTTCTCAAGTTTCGTGTCTTGTTTCTTACTGGTCCTATCTCCATAAACAAAAAGCCCCTCTTTGTGGTTTGAATACATCCGAATAAACTCCTCACAAGTATCTCTTAATGTATTA